CCATATATTACAGCCTTACCAACATGATTATATTCACCTGTTATAACTTTATTAACTTCTGCACTCATGTGTTTTACAATTTGTCTACCAGTTAGCGTAGTTGATTGTCCTATACGCTTATCAAAAAATCTACATCCAGGATTTAAAATTGCACCATACAAAGAATTTAAGTTAATTTTCTTTACAAGTTGCCGTTTATCCCAAAAAGCAATTTCTAGCGGATTACCAGCTTCAATTGCTTTCTTTTTCATGGCTTGTAGTTCTTTACGTTCTGCATACCAGCGTTTTAATATACCTGGAATAACACCTTCAAACTCAGTTGTAAATATTGTACCATTAGCACTTAGCATCCAAGGCATGCCACTATCAAATACTAGCTTATAAACTTCTGCACCGCTTAATGTTTCTGAACGACCATCTTCAAAGTCTAAAGTTAATACAACATCTTTACGTTGATCTAATACTGCTTGGTATTCTTCTGTACCAAAACGGCCTTCCCAAGCACCTGCAAATGACTTTTTTTCTAAACTAATAGCTTCATTAATAATAGCATCTGTCATTTCAGGACGAAGTTGTCCTACAATTGTTTCAGGTGCCATATTTAACGCACGAATAACACTAGGATATAGACTATTTAAGTCCATACTTCCTATCCACTTATGCACACCTTTTTTTGGAAATGCAACATAAGCGCCTGCAGCCGCAGTATTTTCATCATCTCTTTTAGGACGATTAGGAACACGCATGCCTCTATCATGTGCTTCATTAATAATAGCTTGTTCGGTAACTGCTACAGCACCCATTGTAGTTTGCAGTAGTACAGTATTAGCATGGGCAAGTTCATTACTGAGATCAATAAATTTAAGTTTTTTGTCTAATTTGTCTAATAGTGCAACGTCTTGTCTATTGTATTCTATAAATGTTTTAAAATCATTGTTGTATAGTTGATCAAGTGTACCTTCGTAAACAGTTTTACGCTCACCTACTTCCATTTCGCCAATTGCATCTAGTCTATAGCTGTGTCGTTCTTCATATGTGTACTTTCTATATAGTTCAAGACTGTCTAAATGCACACGGCCAACAAGATCAAACGTTTCGGCTTTTTTGCCAAACTTTTCATATTCCCTTTTCTTAGGCAATTGCTTCCACAAGCAAAAGCGTCTTGTATCATCCTTGCTTAGTATCCTGCTCACACGATTGACTGTATAAGGAATATCGTAACCCTCCGAGTTCCAACCACTTAATACGTCAGCATCCGCTATAAGGTCAAGGAATGTTTCAAGCATATCTCCTTCATCTGTAAAAAGTAACACATCATCACCCCAATCTGTAACTTCGTGTTTAGCTTGCTCTAGTGTAAGTGTTTTAGGAGGAAGTGCCAGCGTTATAAGTGCATCTAGCCATTGTAAGTTTACTGTAATTGCGGTAATCGGCATAAAAGGATCTGCTGGGTCTGCAAATCCTCTATCAGGATCAAAATCAGTTTCAATATCGAAAAATGCTATGTTTAATTTTGGCGCATCTTGATTCAAATAATTTTCACTAAGACATTGGAAAATAGGATTTACATCGCTTTCAAATAGAGTCTTATCTCTATTGATTGCTATTTCTTTTCGAAAGTCTTTTGTATTTTTACAGATAATTTTTGAGAGGGGATCACCGTAAATACTTAAATGTTTTCCTTTAGGATCTTTGTAATAAAAAGTATATTTTACTGGGTATTCTACAAATTTTCTCTTACCATCATGTCTTTCTACAACACGTATAGTGTCTTCATTTCTATCAAAAAGTGCGTCTATGTAACTCATTTAGTCTTTCTTGTTATTTTTTGGCTAACGTACCGTCTACATGCTTAATGCGTAAAAGTTTATTTATCAATACCAGCCCATTGCACGACCAAACCCAAAAATATGTAAACACGCAAAGTAAATAGTCATTACAAGCGGCCATCCCACTCCTCGTCTAACAAAAGCAATAATACTAAATATTGCTCCTGTAAAACTCACAGGATATATTAAATGCATTGGAGGGTGTTGTGCTGTAACAGATATCCAGGTCATACTTGTAAAAACACAGATACTAGCTATTGTTTCAAAATAGAATGCAACACGATCGCTAGTGTAACTCCTAATCCAAAAATCTTTTATTTTTTGCCACATTAATGATCCTTACCAACTGTAGCGATTAGTGTTTCTAAATCTTCAAATTCATCTGCAACACGATGCCAGTCTGCTTTGTGAGCAATTTTGATTGCCTTGTTGATTAAACTTGGCTTAACATTTAGTTCTTCTGCAACAGCCTTTACAGTGTCTTTTAAACCCTCGTTTAAATCTTGTATTTCCTGTAAGACTGTGCATCCTTCATTAACTAATCTTTCTAACTTTGCTTTTTCGTCAATACCATAGACTCTGTCGCTCATAAGTTACTCCTTTAAATATAATATTATAATTGAAAAAAAATATTTGTCAAGTTTATTCTGACTTCCAGTAGTACTCATCTGTGTCACCAAGTCGGTATGAATAACCATTTTCAACTTGATAGAATTGTGTACTTACTTTGAAATCAGGATTTTTTGGTTGCTTAGGGGTTAAACTGTTGTCGTATACTCGCATCCTATTGTTCGGATAGGCTGCATACTGTCTGTTATCTAGTTCTAGTATATTAAAACTTTTGTGTTCTTCGGGTATTTCACTTGTCGAATAATCTATTTCATCTGCACTTTCGTGATAATTATCTAAAGTGAATAGATACGTTCCGTGCATTACTTGATGACTACGGGTAAGTATTTCAAAATCCATACTTCCTATAAATTGTTTATATATAGCAGTTACACCATAATCCATTGCATTCCAAAACTGTAAGTCTTGTAATGGTAAATCTGGTTCCGGTTTTTTAGGTTCGCTTACAAAGGCACTGATAGGAAGTTTGTCATATAGTGCTGCATATTCGGGGAGGTAAGTTTCAAAGTAGAAAGCTCTACCGGGCATACTTTTTACGGTCACCCAGTGACCTTCTACAAATTCTCCATGTCCGCTTTTATGATCCATTAGATATTCTTTGCGGACATAGACTTTAGTGTTGGGTAGGTTTGCTAATAAGGCACTCATTTAGGAACACAATTAGGAACTTCCTTACCATTCTGCTTTTTCGTTCCTACCATTTTGTAGTTTTTCCAGCAAGGATCTGCGTCTGTTTCGCTTACTTCTTTATTGTCTACTTTTTTTTTAGATTTTTCTGCTAGCTTTTGTGTTAATCCCCGTTTGTAAGGATCTATATTTTCTAAAGATATAGCAATTTCTGGCGAATTTTTTTGTTCAAAATTCATTTTGTAATCTAGATTGTGATACACACTTCCTAAACCTTCTGCAGCTTTTGTAATCTTAGCTTGTACCCAACCTTCTAAACCTTCTTGCTCGCTAACACCCTTGAGCATTTCGTGTAGCTTTATTGCATACTTTGCAATTTTATACAGATCTGATCTAGCCATTTGTACTTCATGATCTAGCTCTGCTGCATGGGCTAAGTCGCCTAAACCTTCTTTAAATTCTTCTTTTCTCATGAGTTCTCCGATATATTACCAGTATTTATCTCTTAATTGGTTTTCCGCCCATTAAGTTAAGATCTAGATCGACTGCGTTTTTAGCTGTTCCGTCAGGATTTGTTGCTTGTGGTGCTTTTGGAATACCTTTTTTATCTTTTTTAATTTTTCTATATGCTCCAGGGAGACTGGTTACTGAAGCAATATTACCTGCGGCTGTACTACCTCCAGTTGCAGTTTCACTCATTTCGGTTGTAGCAAAAAGTGTTTGATTAAGTTTCTGAGCTGCTTGCTGCACACTTTGTCTAAATTTTCTATCATTGTCTAGACTATAAGTTTGTCTAGTTGCAACATTTTGCCAATACATTTGGCCATTCTTTGTTATAGGACCTGCCTTTTTCATTAGATATTTCTGTATACCAAAAACCCGTTCTTTTGGATCTACATTTTTAAAATTTGCATAGATATCTTCAATGGCAGATTCTGTTAAAGAATTATCCATTTTGCGTGTTTTTAATATTTCATATACTTTCATTTTTTTCTTCCTCTAAATTGTACAGGGCCGGTCATGTAAGGCCTGCTAAACCAAAGTTTAAACCAATCTTTATCTCCAGGTTTCAGCCCCATATGTTTTTCTTTTGTTTTAATCTTGCTAGCAGTTTCACTTGGATTTTCGTTTACTGCATATTCTTGATATCCAGAAAATTCTGTTATTCCTGCAAGCTTTTTTAAATCATGCAAATCCATTTAACGTTTTCTTCTAGCTCTAGTTCCGCCCCAAGAGGGTTGTGTATTATTATGTATTTCTGGTGCGCTATCTTGTCGTCTATTATCTTGTCGTCTATTATCTTGGTGTCTATTATTTGCTGTGCTTATATTAAGTAAGTCAATAGTAGGTTGCCTACCTCTGCTACTACCACCGCTTGCTCTAGGTGGTTCAATTGTTGGTAAATCAAACCCTACATTTGCACCATAATCACAGACTTGTCTGCCATTTACTTTTCTACAAATCTGACTAGTACTTCTGCGTAAACCACCTTTCTTATAAGTTGGTAACCGGTCATTGACTGCTCTACGTAGTTGACTACCGGCATAAGCACCACCAATTAATCCTAAAGCTGTTAAAATATTACCTTCGAATAAATTATCTATCTCATGAAGTTTCATTTTAGCCTTACCTTATTTGTTATGTTTAAAAAACTGGACCTGGCGTTCTCTTTTTTCTGCGCCTGCTTTACTAGGATAAGTTCCTAAATTTTTACCAGAATGGGAATAAAGTCTATACCCATCTTTCACTTTGCCGATCCGTTCATGTACTTCGGGATGTTGATGTGTACCGCCAATTTCTTTATACTTTGCTCCCATCTTATCTAACATACGTTTCATATGCGACATTTCTTCAGGAGTAGAAAATGTCATTACAGTATCAGAATCTTCATTACCGTATTCTTTTGGATCTTGCTGGGCAAGTGTAGGATAATGCTGGCCTAGTTTGTACCAATCTAAATCACCGGGTGTGTCTATTACTAGTGTTAATTTAGGTTGTGGAATAATAGTATCATGGCCTACCGTATGAGCTTCATTTACACTGAGCAATAAATGGAGTTTTTTAAACATGTCTTCTGCGTAAGGTTGTGCGGCTTGTGTTATACCGGCTTGGAATGCATCAAAATCATTATCGACTACAGTTTGCCTAAGTTTTGTTGCACTCATGCCTCGGGCTCCGGGATCGTCTGGGT